TCAATCTCTATCTTCCTCTGAACTGTACTCTACTTCCGAAAGCTGAACCTCAAGCTCTAGCCCCGTCGTGAAGCCATTATTATTCAGATTGTGAGTTACCTTACTGATTAACCAAGATTGCTCGTCTATGACGCGCTTAAAGCCTGATACGCGCACTGGCGTCTCGGGAAATAAATCAGCGCGACCGAGCGCCAGCGTAATTGAAAACTCGGCAACACCTCGTTGCAGCTTATCCCACTTAGCCTGAGCGGCGCGCATCGCCTGTGCCTTTGATGCGTAGACCGTCGTAAGCGCCAGCACGTTATCGGCTTCACCGGTCATGTACTCACCCTCGCGTGCTTCCTGCTCTTTTTTGGCCTTTGTCTTTTTGCTGACCGGCTTTGCTTTCGGGTGTTCCAGTGCGCGCAGGTGTTTCTCTTTTGGCTGTCGTTTCAGCGTAACTTTCTGCTTTTGCGGCTTCGGGTCTTTAGTGTGCAACCATTTAGCGGTTACGCCGGTATAAGCCCCACGGTCAGCGATAGCAAACTGATGACGGTCACCGTCGCTACGGGTCAACGTCATTTGCGGAATTGGCTTACCGCTGACCGTCGTCGCGCTCCCCGCTTTCATAAACAGCAGTTTCCCCGCTTTCACTGATACCGCAGCTCCGTTTCGGTCAGCCAGTCGGGTCAGAAATACCGAGTCGGACTCCTGCGACTGGTCGATATGCGATACTGGGATTTTTTTTTAGTGCATCCGCTACGCTGGCCGTCAGTTTGTTGCGTTTCGCAATGGTGCTGACCAGTTCGTCGAGGGTGGTGTCATGCCATGATTCTTCACGCCTGGAATTGAGCGAACCGCGAAAGTCTGCACTGCGTGCACGGATGGTCAGGGTATCAGGCGCGCCCCGGTGCTCAATCTCATCGACCGTGAAATCACCCTTATTCAGAAGTGCCGAACCCTGCCAGCCAAGCCACAACGTCAGCACTGCCCCGCGCAGGGGTAATTCGACTTTGCCGTCAGAGTCGTCGAGCTCAATGTCGAGCTGGTCAGCTTCAAAGCCCCGGTTGTCGGTCATGGAAAGAGAAATCAGCCGGTCACTAAAATTGCTGGTAATGTCCTGGCTGTTCAGCGTCAGCATAAATGCCGGTGCAAGGCTGGCACTGGCGTCAATGGTCATGCCCGTAATCATGCTGTAAGTCCTCCGAGCGAACCCTGCAGCTTATCGGCCACATTTCCGGCAGAGCCGAGAAGCTCACTGGCCTGTTTATTCAGGTCGCCAAACATCGCCGTCAGTGATTCGTCGACCCGTTTAAGCGAAAGAGTGAAATCAATCTTTCTGGCTGCACCGTCGCTGAAAAACTCAGTGTGCGTGGTCGATACTCTGTCGACGATATACATCCCGAGAATGTTGCCGGTTCCCTCTATCAGCGGCCATGCTCTGCCCTCGTTAGCCATCACCTCGACAGCCTTGAGGGAGATCCAACCGCCGGTAATTGCAGGGTAAAGCGTACCGGCAAGCTGGCGAGATGTTTCCCCCTCACCAAGAAACTGATACGCAGGCGGCTTACCGACCCGGTCATTAGATACCCAGCGGTAATCTTTCGAGTGTTGCATCGACTGATAAGGTAGGGTGCGAAGTTCAAACACAAACATTCCGAGAGCAAGCATCATCGTTTAATCCCCCTCAATAGTCGTGGGTCATGTTGGCACGCTGGCGGGCGCGTTTATCGCGCTCAATCTGTTCGAGCGTGTCGCGTAGTTGTCTGTCAAGCTGATGCCCCGGCGCAACACCTCCCGGCAGATTGATGTTGTATTCGCTTTTGCTCTGGTCAATGTAAGAGCGCCCCGCCGGTGCGGTAACTGGCTGATAAGCCTGATAGCCGCCATATGTGCTGGTTGCCGGGATATAGGAATTACCCTGTGTGGCGGCATTGGTTTTGGCGGCGGTCTGGTCGAGGCTGTCCGACTCTTTGTTGATGATGCCGAGCTTTTCGAGAAGCCAGTCGACACCGCTGCGCAGCTTGTTAAAAACATTGAGCGGAGCCATCAAGGCAGAGGCCAGTGCCTGACCAAATATGACGCCAACATTTTTGCAGCTATCGAGCGTCTCCTGCGTGGCCTTGACCGGTGCAATCAGGTCTCTAAACCATTGCCAGACGCCGCGCAGCTTCTCACCGAGGCCATCAAAGATGGGTGCCAGCGGGGCGAACATTTCCCCGACTGGGGCAAAGGCACTCATGATGCCCTCAATCACTCCCGAGAAAAATGCGCTGATGGGCTCCCAATATTTACGGATGAGTAGCGCCCCCGCAACAATCGCCGCACCGACGGCCACTATCGGCCAGGTAATCGCACCGAGCGCTGTCGCAATGGCACTACCGACGACAGTAAAGACCGTACCCAGCACGCCAGCAGCGGCGATAATGGCATTAATCCCCATGACAACCGGCCACGCAACGAGACCAATGCCGCCGATGATACCAATCAGCGCCAGCGCACCACCGGCGATGATGCCGATAGTTTCCGCTAACTCCTTGTTGTCTTTGATCCAGTCATCAAGTTTTAGCACATACCGTGTTGCTGTCTGAGTTAGCTGACGCAATGAGCTATCTTGCTGGTCATAGAGGTCGGTACCGACGGCCTCATAGGCAGACTGAAACTCTTTAAAGTCGCCACCGAGGTTATCCTGCATAATTTTAACGAGTTCCGCCGTTTTTCCGTTCGAGGTTTTCAGCGTTGCAGTTAGTTCGTCGAGCTTGCCACTGGCAGCAGCAGCGAGTAACACGTTTGACGATTTCAGCGCTTCCTCTCCGAAAATCGTTTTAAGGTATTCCCCCTGCTGCGCATTACCGAGCTTATGCTTATCAAAACTTGTCTGAATTTCTTTCAGAATAGTAAAGATGGGGCGCATATTTCCTTTACTGTCAGAGGTTTTTACGCCCAGCTCTTTAAGTGCCGTCCATGCCTTTCCGGTTGGAGCCTGAAGTCGACTAACAACAGCGGTACCACCTGTACCGGCCATTGAGCCGGTAATGGTGTTGTCATGCAGCACACCGGTAATTGCTGCTGCCTCTTCAAGGCTCACTCCCGCCGTCTTGGCTACAGGAGCCAGATAAGTCATGGCATCACTTAACCCCTGAAAGTCAGTAGCTGATTTATTTATTGTCGCTGACAATACATCGCCAATATGAGCAACCTTATCATTTGAAAGTTGGAATGCGTTTTTGGTACCGAGAAGCAGCTTCGCGTTCTCTTCCATCGTTTGACGGTTCGCAAGAGCCATGTTCAGCGTGACAGGTGTGGCCGCCTGAATTGCGGCCACATCACCACCTGCTTTTGCGATAATGATCTGAGCACCTGCGGCATCGTCGGCAGAGGCTGCGGAATTATCGCCGAGCTGGCGCGCCTGTTTGCTTAGAGCCTGCATTTCAGGCGACTGTTTATCGACTCCGAGCACAGCCTGTAGTTCGGAATTTTTCTGCGCAAAGTCATAACCGGGCATCAGTAATTTAACCCCGGCCATCGTTCCCGCTGTCGCGATACCGACCCCGGCGGCACCTGCAGCGGCCATGTTACCGGCAAGCTCCTTGCCTGATTTATATCGCTCTTTCACCCGGACTAATTTCGTCTGCTGTGCACTGACGCGCGCCAGTGCCTCGCGCTGGCGGTTAAGCTGCGCCGTCGTTTCACTTATGCGACTTTTTAATCCTCGCTCGTCATTGGCAAGGTTGCGGGTATTAATTCCCGCCGCACCCAGCTCGCGTTGCTGACGTTTTATCGACTCGGTAAGGCTGTTGTATTTAACCTGCAGACCATCAGCCGCACGCTTTGCCGATTCAAGCACCTGCGCCTGCGCACGAGTTGGTCGCTCGGTGTTTTTAAATTGGGTAGCAAGCTCCTCGGCTTCACGCTTCGCTTTTTCAAGCGACTGTCCCGTTACGGCCAGTTGTGCACTGGCCTTACGAAAGCCGTCAATTTTTGCTGCCTGCCCGTTAAGGTCACGCAGCCCTTTTTGTGTGTCGCGAATATCCGCCGTCAGGGCTTTACTCTCAGCCTGAATGGATTTAAGCGGTCGGGTCGCCTGGTCGACCGCTTTCAGCAAAACCTCAAGCCTCAGGTTATTACTCATTGTGGTTTCCGCTACGCTGCAGCGCCTTTTCGCGCCATGTGATGAGCTCGGTCAGGCTCAGGGAATAGAGCTCTGATGGCGACCAGTGGAATATCACCGCTATATCCGCCATCAGGTCATCGGTCGACAGGTCGGGCGGGAAATCTATTCCGCCGAAGCCGGTGACAAAAAACCAATCACCTTAGCGGCCAGCGACAGCATATCGGGCAGGTTCATCGCGGTAAGCTCCTGCGCCGTGAGGGCGGGATAGGTCATGCGGGGCAGCACTTTAATCAGCGCATCGACTTCGGACTGCGCCACCGCTGCCAGACTGACACCGCGCAGGGTACCTGCGTTCGGCTCAATCAGTGTGACTTTATCAATCGTCTGACCGGCACGCTTAATCGGCTTGTCGAGAGTCACGACGTACGGGTTTACGGTGTCAATTTCATTGCCAGCCGTATCAACAAATTCAGCGGTTTTACGTGGTGCTTTTGCCATGATGTTTTTCTCTGCTCTGAAAGGGAATTAATAACCGGCCAGTAGCACTGACCGGTCAGGGATTTACAGCCCGATTGCGCGGCGGTGCTGTTCCAGACGGTCGACGCCGTTCACCTTCTCGACCATGTTGACGGTGTCGATTTCGATGACGTCGCTACCATCAATCGTGAGGCGGTAGTAGGTGCAAACGGTCGACAGTTTGGTCGAGGTGTTTTCACCCTGCTTATTCTCGCCGCCGTCGATTTCTTTATGACGGCCACGCATGGCCACCTCGACCGCGATGATTTCGCCAGTGTCGTCGCGCTGGTAAGAGCCAGCAAAACGCAGCGGCACGGCGTCAGCACCCGGCGCGGCGTATTGCGCCCACAGCGCCACATCGGGCAGGCCACCGACAGACCATTCGACGGTTAACGCATCATCGTCGAGACCGAGGTCAATCGCCGCCGCGCCATTCATACCGCCGCCGCGATAGTTTTCGAGCTTGCGGGTCAGCTTCGGCAGCGTCACGGATTCAACAACGCCCATGTAGCTGAGGCCATCGTTGAACATGTTCAGATATTTGAGTTTGCGGGGTAGTGCCATGTAGTTTCAGGCTCCTTAGCTGTTGACCGATTCGGCCAGATTCACCAGATATTTATCGGTGATACGCTGTCGCAGGGTCAGGCTTTCCAGTGGTGGAACCGGCGTATAGTCGTAGTCGATATACAATTTCCCGGCCTTGAGGATTTCCTTGTCGTTCGATTCCTCGTCGAACCAGCATTCGCCGTCCACGATGTAGCCGTTAGATTTCAGTTCGCGGAATTTGGCGTTAATGCCGTCGACAATGTCACGAATGAGTGTCGGTGTAATGGGTTTGTCGACCGCCCACATGTGTGCCTCAGCCATCGTGTCAGCCAGCACCTGTGCGGTGCGGGTGTAGTTCTCAAACAGGAATAGCGGGTCATCAGAGCAGGTGCGGTTACCCCAGAAGCGGAAGCCATCCTTACGCACCAGTGTCGTGACCCCTGCCTCGTTGAGCAGATCAGCATCGGTGCCGGATGCCTGCAAATCCCAAAAAACTGATGCGCTGATGCCGGTAACACCCTGCACGCCGACGTTAGACAAAGTTTTGTGCCAGCCAACAGTCTTGTCGATGTAAGCACGCAGGCCGAGTGCGCGCGCAGTAGCGTAGGCCGTTGCGGTGGCGTTCGTGGTGGTGTCCCATGCAAGGAAATCAGGCCAGATGACCATCAGCTCACGCTGACTGAAATTCTCGCGATAGGCCATCGCTTCGGAAATGGTCTTACAGCCCCATGCGCTGACATAGCCAAACGCGCGCAGGTTGATACAGACCGAAGCAAGTGCGACTGCAACCTCTTTGGTATCGAGACCCGGCACGCCTAGAATGCGCGGCTTAACGCCGGTTACCGCTTCGGCAGTTAACAGCGCTTTTATACCGGTGTATTTACCGTTTTCATCCGTGCCGCCGATAATGTTAGAAATAGTCTGTGCTTCGGCGTCATCGCCAGAGCCTTCGGCAACGCGCACGACAACGGTGACAGGTTTTGACTGGTCGGCGATGGCCTGCAGGGACGCGGCCAGCGTGCCTTTTTTTCCGGCTTTCGCAATGGCGCTCTGCACATTGGTAATCAGTACCGGCTCGTTGAGGGGAAAGGTTGCCGCATCCGCATCGCTGGCCGTGCAGACCATGCCGATGATTGCGGTTGCAACAGTGGATATGACGCGGGTGCCGTCGTTAATCTCAAGCACCTGCACGCCGTGGTGAAAATCACTCATCCGGTTAACTCCGTGGTTAGTGGGCGAGTGTTATTGTCCTGGCTGGTCTAGTGAGGGGCTATTTGTCGGCGATGGCTAGGCGATGGCACATAAACAAATCATAAAAAAGACGGGCATCAGCCCGCCTGCATTACTCCGGTTTAACCGGCCACTCGATATCCGGTGCCGTGGAAGTGTCGACTGCGTTCAGCGCCTGAATGTATTTCATCCACGCAATGAGGCTTGCTTTGTCAGCATCCCCGATAATTCCAAGCTGCAGCTCCGTCTGCCAGAGACTAATAGTGTTTTTCGCCTTGGCCAGAAATTCGATTCTCTTCTTTTCTGCATCAGCAATCTGATCATCTTTTTGAGCGTCCTTATCGGTAATCCATGCGTTACCATTCCAGCGGTCATAAGGTGTTAATGGTTCGATTGTGGTCATACCCGGAGGATAATCACCTAGCTCGGTAATCTTAACAGGCTGGCCAGTTTCCATGTCATATGCTGTTTCGCCTCGGTGGTCTCTCACATACTCCCATTCGCCAAGACTGACCGTACGACACACAACAAAACCGTCTTTTTCTTCGACCGGCGCATCTATGCATGAGTTAGCCGGAATTCCGACACCCGCAGCCAGAAACTCTACTGAGGAAGCCAGATATTCACGGGTGTCACCGTGGTAGTTATAAACTGTCATGTCTCCGGCTTTTGTGGCAATGCCGTTCTTATTCAGTGTCGCTTTAGCCATCATGCAGCCCTCACAATATAATTAAACGCAATATTTCGTGGGCGGTTTTCTGCTGCCACGGGTACGCCCGCATTTGCAGCGTTAAAAAAAGCGAATTGGGCTAATGTCGTCGGATTTCCATCAATGCCTAAATTTACTATGTTCTGCGCCCCACCGATGGTGAATACCCCGTCAGCAACGCTATTCCCTACCATCGTAATAAATCCCAAACTACCCGTGATATTGCGGATTGCATCCCCTTGAGAACTGAGTAATGAACGTCCGCCATCAACGCCGCGCCCGTCATCCCAGCCGCGGAGAAATTCAGCACGCAAATCAGGCAATACTCCTGTCGGATAGACAACTGCCAGCTTTGGATATTTCACCTTATCAAAAGCTGCTCCATTGCATTTCAGCCAGCCGACCGGCAGCGTTGCCTGTGGCCACGGTAGCGGAAAGCCAACCGGAATATATTTATCAATATCCGCCGCTTTTAGGTACTGCGAATGTGGGTCGGCAGTAGCGAGATGTGTTGCCATCAGGTCATCAGCATAGGCTTTCACCTCGATAATCTTGTCGTCAACATACTGACGCGTTGCCAGCACGACCGATGGGTCGATTTTAAGGGTAATTGCCGATGTGTTCGACACAATCAGAATCATGCGAATGGTCTGCGTGCGGCCGCTTCCCTCCTGCAGTTGCGGCTTGTAGGTCTCCGGGCAGTTCGCTACGGCAATTAGAATACCGTCGTCATCGTAGAGACCAATCTCTCGGATCCAGAAACCGCCCTCATTCTCGGGAATAATCTGCTCCGCGATAATCTGGCTGGTATTGGCCGGGTCAACAGTCAGAAGGTTCAGCGGCGCAATGCGCTTCTGGTTAATGAGCTTTGTCTGCGCCGGGTCAGGGGTCGGCAGCGTACCATTCGCATCACCGACGGCCATTTGCGTCAGGTTGAGTCTGGTACCAAGTGCCGCCGCGTTCGCCAGCCGCGCCGCGCCCTGATTGGTCAGAATGGCAAAATATTTTGCGGTCATGCGTTCACTCTCAGGTTATCAATCAAATGGATGGCCGAGGCCGGGTAATATTCACCGCCGACGACAATCTCCTCGGGGGTGTAGGGGTAAACAGTCAGCGCTTCGCCGTGATAGCATCCCGCGCCGACATACAGTTCGCCGGTCGAGCTCAGACTGATAGCCAGCCCGGTCAGGTGGCGACTTGCCGGTTTGGCGTCTTCAATCAGGCGCTCAAGCTCCTGATACATTTCGTCAGTGATGCCGCTGTCGAGTACGCCAACAACGAGGCGGAATGTGCCTGGCTCCTCGTCGAGTTGCCACCACTCGCGCACTTCAATCAGAAAGCCGAGCGGCTCGACGACCCGACGCAATGCGCTGATGGTGCCTTTGTGCTGATGGACGAAAAACGAGGACGCGCAGACGCTGCGCTTTGTCGCCTCCGGCCACTTCTCATCCCACCTGTCGACCGATAGCGCCCACGCCAGATACGGCAGCAGGTTTACCGGGCAAGTACGCCAGTTCCACAGGGTGCGCAACGGTACCGGCACGCGCTGAATCTCAGAGAGTGCAGCAGCGGCGGCAACTTCCAGCGGCGACGAGCCAACGGGTAACAGCCGATCACTCATCCGAGCCCCCGGTAGTTATCTGGTACTCGGTGCAGTTCGACGCCTGCGACTTACTCAGCACAATGTCGGCCTGTGGTGATGCCAGTTCGACACGCTGCACTCCCTCAACATGCAGCGCTGCATAAATGGCTGACAGGCGAATATCTCGCCCGAGGCGGTGCTGCGCGCTGATGTAGCTCTGCAGCTTCTGCTCTGACGCCTGCCTGATGGGTTCAGATTCGGGGCCGGGGTAAACGTAGATCGTCGCGTCAATCTGGTACGGCACAATCTCGGCTGACTGGACGGTCACCCGGTCAGCCACCGGGCGCACATCTTCGGCGTTCAGAGCTTTATCAACAATCGCCAGTAGCTCAGGGCTGGCAGTGCCGTCACCCTCACGCGATAGCACGGTAATCGTCACGCAGGCTGGCGACGGGCTGGCGACCGAAACGTCAGCGACCCGCCCGTCGGCGCTGCGACCGTGATACTCATATGCACCGACCGGACCCGCCACGCTCAATCCCTCAAATGCCTGTTGCGTGCGCAGTCGCAGGTCGGTATCAGACTCCATAACGGCAGGTGTCGGCGGGATGGTGGTGTCATCCACCGGGGTGATGGTCAGGCGTTCGGTATTATTGTTTCCGGCTACGACGTCGAGGTCGTTACCGGCGGAGTAGGCCAGCGTCACCGCCTGCGCGGCTTCGTTCACCCGCTGACGCCAGATAACTTCACGGTAGGCGTTTTCCTGCAACAGCTTAACAATCGGCTCTGACTCAAGAGCGAGCGTCCGGGCAATGGCCTCCTGCTGGTCTTCGGGATAAAGCGAAATCAGCGTCGCGATGCGTTCCGCAAGGATGGTTTCATAGTCCAGTTCCTCAACCACGTCGGGAACGGGTAACTGACTCAGGTCAACGGTTGCCATAGTGATTTAACTCAGTGAAACAGTGGTTGAAACTGACGCACCTGTATCAGTGCGTATCCCGGTAATATCGACATACATCTCGCCAGCGTCGCCGGTCTCAAAGCTGATGGCGGTAAGCCTGATGCGCGGCTCCCACTTCTGGATAGCCGAATAGCACGCCACCATAATTTGCAGCCTGAGCGCCGGGTTTTGCGGCATATCAATCAGCGCCGACAGAAGCGAGCCATATTCACGACGCATCACCCGCGAGCCGACCGGCGTCAGCAGAATGTCGCGCATGCTCTGGCTGATATGCTCGGTATCGCTGATGCCGAGGCCGGTATTTCGGTTCATACCCTGATAACGCGCTGTCATATCGGCGCACCCGTTGTCCCGCCGCTGTCGCCGGGGTGTTTATGGAGGTGGAGTACCTTGCCATTAGACGACAGTGACCCGCCGGAATGTTCGACATTGCCTTTCATCGTGCCGCCCTTTTGCACCTCAAGCGTCGCCGTCGTCAGCTTATTGGTGCAAATCACCTCAGGGGTGTCGAGGGTGATACTGGTCGAGGCTTTCACCAGTACCAGCGGCACGGTTGCGGTGATGGACTTCGATGCCGTCACGTCGGCAGTTTTGATGCCGCTGACCGTCAGCGCGCCGGTCTCGGGTTCGTACTCAATGACCGCACCATCAGGGAAAACCACATGCCACGCATCCGCCGAGGCAGACGGGGCGGGGTTATCGTCGGAGAAAATACCCGGCAGCACGAAAGCAGTATCGAGCTCGCCACCGATTGCCAGCAGCAGAACCTGCTCACCGACCGAGGGAGCCCACCAAGTCCGCGAACGACCGGCGCGGGTGGTCAGCCAGTTCAGCCATGTAGTCTGGATCCCGCCGCTTTGTACGCGGCACAGCCCCTGCACGGTATCAACCTCAGTCACCACACCTGAGCGGATGAGGTTGCGAATCGCGCGCGCGAGCTCCTGTATCGTGGATAACGTATTCATAGTGCAAGGATGCCTCTGGTCTGGAGTCGCGCCAATTCGCGCGGCTCCGGTGGTGGTTCACACAATATTTATTTGCCGAGGTGCCTGATAATGACGTCTTCAATCATCTGCTCATCGTCGCGGGTGAAACCGAGTAACGGGCGCGCCTCGTACTGCACATCCCGGCTGTTGCGGTTTGGTCTGTCTTTGAGCCCGTACTGATGCACCCGCGCCATGCGCTGCACCTTGCCGGTAAACTCCACCACCGCCGCACTGTCGCTGCCTTTGGCTTTCATAAAGCGACTGGTGCGCAGTTTGGCGAACATTTCACGTTTAATCCGACCTTTCTTGCTCCGCACCGGCTGGCGCTTTCGTGCCGCATACGGGGTGCCGTCGGGTGCCTGCTGGCGCTTGATGCGCTGTTGCTGACTGGTACGCAACTTTTTCGCAATCTCAGCCGCCATTTGCCGACGCGCCGCCGGTGACAGGCTGGCAATCAGACCGGCAAGACGTTCCTGCAGTGCGGTTAACTCACTCATCCCACTTACTCACCAGTTCGCCGTTAACGTACAGCCCGACCGGGCGCGCCACCGGCTCTGGCAGCGGCGGTTCAGGGGCATAGCTGACATGCAGCGCACCGTCGACCTCTTTGACGAGCGTGCGCTCGGTGAGTCTCAGGCTGATACTGATATCGAGCGAATCGTCGTTATTGATATCAATCATCCAGGTGAATCCTTTCTCACGCCCGTCGTTGGTGGTCATAATGTCCGGCTGATGTTCACGCAGCCACGCCTGCACTGGCACGAATATCAAATCGAGGTCGCCGGTGAAGTCGGTCACCACCACGTTAAGCACATACACCTTTTCGAACGACAGCGAGCTCGCCAGCCGGGAATCGGTATGGCCGTTGTCAGCAAACAGGCGCAGCATATCGGGGTTATTCCTGAGCTGCGGCACGGCGTTAATCAGCGCTTTGCGCAGGCTTTTGTGCTTCTGCATCGAGTTCATCCTGACAGTGTTTGACGGTTTTGACCTGCAGCGCGCAGGCGGTCAGCGCGCCCTCAAGACGGCGGATATCCGCGCTCAGGTCGCCATTGGTTTTCGGGTCACTTCCCGGCATCGGGCAAAGGCTCACCCTCGGGCATCCGTTGACCACAATCACCGGCACTGGCGCAGGCGGTGCGGGTGTGCAGCCGACGCACAACGTCAGGCAGAGCAGCGTTATACCAGCGGCGAAAGGCTTCATTTTCATTAAGTAACCTCGTTATTGTCTGCTCACGGCGGCTGGCTTCCTCGCTGGCCTTTGCGAGCTGTTCACGCAGTGCCACCTGCGCAGATTCATTACGTCTGGCAAGCTGTCCGGCAACACTGAGCTGATTTTTCAGCATGCCAATCGTCGTCTTTTGTTCGCTCGCGACGCGGTTTGCTGTCTCAAAGGAGCGGGATAAATTGCCGTTCTCATGGCGCAACCACAACATCCCGAGCACAGCCAGCACCAGAAGTGTAATTAGGATTTTCATGCCATTACCCCGCCAGCGGTGCGCCATACGGTGACCAGTTTGTCGAGGCTGTGCTCACGTTGGCCGTAACCGGCACCCGGTAACGACGCCCAGATATTGCGGCACCGTGAAATTGCCCGCTCAATACGCCCCGCCTTAATATCCTCAATGGCACCGCGCTCGCGGATTAACTGAATCGCAAGTTTGTCCTGCGACAACGGGCTGAAATCAGGCAATGCGAGTTGTTTCTGATAGTGCGGCCAGTAGAGATAAAGCTGCTGGTAACGCCCTGATGCCGTGGATTTTTCGCCGCGTCGATTAAACACTTTCGCTGGTCTGCCATGTGCGAAAGGGTGGTCGGTGTAGTCGGTGAAAATTTCCGGCTTGCCATCAAGGCCAGTGACAATGACGTCGTAACCACGATTTTTCGTCAGCGGATGCGTCGCCGTCCCTTCGGAATAGGCCAGCATGTCCAGAAACGCGGCGATATTCTGGTGAGTATTAATGACCGGCATCGCTATCCCCCTGTTGTGACTTAAAGCGGCGCTGAATGGCGATTTCCACCACCTGATAACCTGCAATGCCGAGCATGGATCCAATCCCACAAACGGCAGGCAGTGACATATCTGGAAACTGCACCAGAACAACACCGGCGACCATTGAAACAAAACCGCCGAGCAGCATGCGGCCGATAAACAGGCGCGGGGTAATGGGCTCACCACCCGCCAGCACTTTTCCGACAACAATCATCACGCCAATCACAAACAGTGACAGGACGCCTTTTTCCCCTTCTGTCATGGTTTACTCCCAAAGGTTGATAGTTTCTGTTACGGGTGACGATGCCACGTCGGGCAGGTCAATCGCCGTGCCATGCGGCAGAATGACGCCCAGCTCAGACACACCGGGATTAGCCTGCAGCACCGTCTCGACCACGCCCTCAGTGCGCCCGTAATACCGGGCGCAAAGCGCGTCGAGGGTGTCGCCCTGCATCGCGTAGACTTTCATCAGAGCTGACCCACGATGCAGCGCGGCTTGTCCTGCAGACGCGAGACCGACCAGCGCATATCCCGCCACAGGTCATCAATGGTGGTTTCGACGCTGTCGGCTTTTTTGTCACCCTTGCCCGTGGCCTCAACCCCGCGATAACGCTCATACAGGGTGGCTGTCGCCATCGCCGTCACGGCGCTGAGGTAGTGGAAAACTCGCACATTCTCGCCGTCGATTTCCTCGGCGTCAGGCACGTCGGCCAGTGTCTTAAACCCTGCGGCAATCTGGCGCAGCCGGTAGTCGTAAAGCTCCGCATTGGTTTCTGCCATGCCGGTCTTGATGGCGTTGCGCAGGCGCGCATCGGAAACCGTCTGCTCAAGGCGCATCAGTTCGCGCACCCGCTTCGGATCCACATCAGGGAAAAAGAACGTGTTTTTAATCACTGCGTCGCCCGTTTCCGGTGCGGGAATCACCACGCCCGGTATGTCCTGCGGTTCGTCGGGCTGATTCAGTATTACTGTTGTCATGACAACCTCATTAGGTTGGGCGGTGGACGCCGGTCGCTGTCAGGGGCAAAACCCGCTTTGACCGGCGTGCCGCCCGGCTCGGGGAGCGTTCAGTTAACCGGCGGTTTTTACCGCCTTTGGTGGACGCCCGCGCTTTGCCGCCGGTTTGTTGGCAGGTTTGCGCGTGCGCGGTTTAGTCGTTTTACGGGGTGCTGCCTCTGGCTTTGGCTTCAATGCGCGCTCCAGTCGCTCAATCTCTTTGCGCACACCGGCATTGCGGTCGAGCTGCATCGCGCGCTGAAACTGTGTCAGCGCTTCGGCGCTCTGACCGGCATCGCGCAGGGTCAGGCCGGTCACCTTATGCAGTCGAGCGCGCACCATATCGGGAACGTCAGCGCCGTCGGTCAGGCTGAGGGTGGTCAACAGTAATACGAGGTCGACAGGCTCACCGGCATCGCGCAGGCGCAGTGCCGCAAGCGCCACCTCCTCAACCAGCATGTAAGGCGTGGTGCGACGATGGTCTGAGGTGAGGCCGTATTTCAGCGCGTAGGGGGCAATTTCCAGCGCGCCAGCGATATCACCGGCATCGAGACGCCACAGCATGACGCTCATAACAATGTCATCCTGCGCACCACGACCATCAGCCAGCACACCGGCGACCCACGGCGCATAGAACGGCAGCAGCTCGCGCTTTTTCTCGGCTTTACGTTCGTTTGAACGGATGTTTTTTAACGTGCGGCGGTCATCGGCCAGCTTAACCAGCATCTGCTCATAGGCGGTTGCGTGGCGCAGCGGGGCTTTTTCCCGCTGCGCGGCTTGAGAGGCCGAGACCCGCATCATGTGACGCTGTGCGGGGCTCGTCATGGTTTAGGCTCCGCTTTCCGTTGCTGCAGGTGCGGTGAAATCGCCCAGGGTGATATTTTCCAGCAGGCACCCGGCGGCATACGCCTCGACCACATAGTCGATGTTCATCGACTCGTAGTTTTCCACACGGTCTTTTTTCGGGTTCTCATCAATGCTGCGGCGATGGCTCTCATCCATGAAGTAGACAGAGAGGTTTTCCAGCGTGGTCACGAATACCGCATTCGCCGGGAAATACGGCACACGCACGGCAGGCAGGTTGCCGATGCGCTTCTGGCTGATGATGATATCCGCCGCGAGCGACTCGGTGTTTTCCTGCTGCTTGTTCACCAGCGGGAAATATTTGTCGGCCAGCAGCTTACGGCCAACGATAGCAACGAGTTTCGGGTCATCCTGATAAATCTCGTCAATCAGGGTGTTGGTACCGTCCATCACCAGTGCGTCGAGGTTCTCATAGTCGCCATTCTTACCGACGCGAATCACGTCAGAAATAACGCTACCGCCCTCAGCGGTGATTTTGCTCATCACGCGCGCCGGGGCTTCGTTGCGGTACTTCTGCAGCCAGCCGACGGCCACATCCTGCAGCATCGGGTTTTTGCTGCGGTCTGAGGTGTCAGCACGGGTGGTACCGTTGAACCCGGCCATGATGAAATCGAGCGCCTGGCGCTGGACAATGGCGTCGCGAATACGGCGCTGGAAGTCCTGGAAACGCGCCCACAGGTCGAGGCGTTTATAGGTCAGGTGGAAGTCAAAGTTAATCTGGTTGCACTCGTACTTGTTGGACTCAAGCGCGGTGAAATCTGCGGTCTGGCGCTCCTTGTCACCTGATGTGTCGGTCGTGCTGGCGATGGTGCCGGTCACACCGACGCCGATTTTCTCGCCCTTCATTTCTGCGACCGGCAGAATGTTAATCATCTGCAGAAATGCGGATGACGCCTGCACGGTGTTCATCAGCGTTTGCGTGACGGACGGCTCAACGGTGAATTTCTTGCTGACATCATCAACGCTGATGCCGTTCAGTTTGGCGAGCTGGGTCAGATAGGCATTGAACTTAAAACGGGTTTCCTGACGCATAGTATTTCCTGTTTGAATTAATCGGTTAGTCACAGCATTGGGCGGGGTTACCGCCCGGTTTCGGTCTGCGGTTTATCAGCAGTCAGTCAGCAGCTCATCGCCACCACCGCCGCTGGCTTTCGTGCGTCGCGGCTGGCTGAAACTTTCTGTTTTGTCGAGGGTGGCTTTCAGGGCGGAAAATGCCTGGCTGGTTTCGTCAACCTTGCCGGTCAGCTCCTGTTTGAAGGAGGCAAACGCGGTTTCCATAGCGGAAAGGCGCTCGTCCTGTTTTGTCAGGTTGGTCTGCACATGTTCGCTGACGGTGGTCACCGCTTCATGCACATCATTCAGGCGCGCATCGTCGCTGACCTGCTTACGGCTGAAAATGGCTTTCACCTTATCGGCCAGGCTGTTGAGCACCGTGTCGGGAACGTCTTCAAATTCCAGCTCGGCCAGCGTGGCGGCGGAAAAGACGTTTTCAGGGTTGGCCTTAAAGCGCTGCAGCGGGTTGTGCTTCGCGTTGCGGCAGAATTCGAGGTATTCAGTGCCGAGGCTCGCCGGGTCATCGGTGACCGCAAGGCCGACGAGGTAGCATTTGCCGGTATTGGCAAAATTCGGCTGAATTTCCATTGAGGTGTAGACCTTCTGCAATTTTTTATTCATCGCAATCAGGTCATCGGTCGGGGTGATTCTGGCGAACAACGCCCATTTGCCGTTAAGCGCAGAATCGTCGTCAATTTTCTCGGCTTTCAGCTCAACCACATCGCCTAAACGTTTGAAGTCACCATCGGGGAAGAGACCGCGAATATGTTCAAGGTTAATGCGGCAACCGTAGACACGAGGGTCAAACGATTCGGCCATTTCCTGAATATCGTTACCGCTGATAATGCGGCCGTCGCAGGTGTCACCCTCGACGCCGATGCGAAAGAATTTTGAGACTTTTTTTGCCATTGTCAGGAGTCCTGAGGTTGGGGTTACTGGTCACCGCCAGTTTCCAGACTCAGGACACGCCAGACCACCAATGACGACTGGACAACCGCCCACACAACAGCACCTTAGCGAATCACTGACGGCCATTAAGTAGCCTTGCCCTGAATCCACTACGGCGAGGCATCAATGACCATTTCCACCGATACAACCTTGTTGCATGACCCGCGACGGCAGGCATCGCTGCTTTACTGGCAGGGCTTTTCCGTGCCACAGATTGCCGAAATGCTGCAGGTCAAGCGCCCGACCGTGCAGAGCTGGAAGCAGCGCGACGGCTGGGACGGTATCGCACCGATTTCCCGCGTCGAAAGCAGCCTTGAGGCGCGCCTGATTCATCTCATCGCCAAGCCGCAAAAGTCAGGCGGCGATTTCAAAGAAATTGACCTGCTCGGGCGGCAGATTGAGCGACTGGCGCGCGTTAACCGCTACAGCCAGACCGGCAACGAGGTCGACCTAAACCCCAATGTCGCCAACCGCAACAAAGGCGAGCGTAAAAAGCCGAAAAAGAACTTTTTCAGCGACGAGGCTATCGAGAAACTGGAGGAACTATTTTTCGACCAGTCTTTCGAGTACCAGTTGCAGTGGTACCGCGCAGGGCTGGCGCACCGTATTCGCGATATTCTCAAATCCCGCCAGATTGGCGCGACGTTCTATTTCTCCCGCGAGGCGCTGCTGCGCGCGCTCAAGACCGGCCACAACCAGATATTTTTGTCGGCCAGTAAAACGCAGGCTTACGTGTTCCGCGAGTACATCATCCAGTTTGCGCGGCTGGTCGACGTCGACCTGACCGGCGACCCGATTGTCATCGGCAACAACGGCGCAAAGCTGATTTTTCTCGGTACCAATTCCAACACCGCGCAGAGCCATAACGGCGACCTGTATGTCGATGAAATATTCTGGATCCCGAATTTTCAGAAGCTGCGCAAAGTCGCGTCGGGCATGGCCTCGCAGAAGCACCTGCGCTCAACCTACTGTTCGACACCGTCCACGCTGGCGCACGGCGCTTACCCCTTCTGGTCTGGTGAGCTGTTCAACAAGGGGCGCAGCCGTATTGCAGACCGCATCGAAATCGACATCAGTCACAACGCGCTCGCCGGTGGTCAGCTCTGCGACGATGGACAGTGGCGGCAGATTGTCACCATTGAGGACGCCCTTGCCGGTGGCTGTACCCTGTTCGACCTCGACCAGCTCAAACGCGAAAACAGTGATGAGGACTTTAAAAACCTGTTTATGTGCGAGTTTGTCGACGATAAAGCGTCGGTATTCCCGTTCGAGGAACTACAGCGCTGCATGGTCGACGTGATGGAAGAATGGGAGGACTTTGCCCCGTTCGCCGACCATCCTTTCGGCTCACGCCCGGTCTGGATTGGCTACGACCCGTCACATACTGGCGACTGTGCCGGGTGCGTCGTGCTCGCGCCGCCGGTGGTCTCGGGTGGCAAGTTCCGCATGCTGGAGCGTCATCAGTGGAAAGGCATGGACTTTGCCGCGCAGGCTGAGGGCATCCGCAAGCTGACCGAGAAATACAACGTCGAATACATCGGCATTGACGCAACCGGCTCGGCCTCGGCGTTTTCCAGTTGGTGCGCTCATTCTACCCGGCGGCACGCGGCATCCGTTACACGCCTGAAATGAAAACCGCGATGGTGCTCAAGGCAAAAGACACTATTCGCCGTGGCTGTCTGGAGTATGACGCCGGGGCGACCGACGTCACGCAGTCGTTTATGTCCATCCGCAAAACCATGACCAGCAGCGGGCGCAGCGCCACCTATGAGGCCAGTCGCACCGAGGAAGCCAGTCACGCCGATATCGCATGGGCGACCATGCACGCCCTGTTAAACGAACCACTTTCCGCCGGTAGCGGCATGCAGCCTAAATCTATTCTGGAGTTCAACTAAAATGGGTAAACAAAAATCCCGTAAAGCCGCTGCGCAGAAGGCCAGCAAGCCACAACAACTAACCGCCAGCGCACCACCAAAAACGACAGCGTTCACCTTCGGTGAGCCTGTGCCGGTACTCGATAAGCGCGATATTTTGGATTACGTTGAGTGCATCAGTAACGGCAAATGGTACGAGCCGCCGGTCAGCTTTTCCGGACTGGCAAAGAGCCTTCGCTCTGCCGTACATCACAGCTCGCCGATTTACGTTAAACGCAACGTGCTCGCGAGCACCTACATTCCACACCCGCTTCTGTCACGTCAGGATTTCAGCCGCTTTGCGCTCGACTATCTGGTATTCGGCAACGCCTTTCTTGAGCAGCGCCACAGCGTCACCGGCCGGTTAATCAAGCTACTGGCTTCACCGGCCAAATACACCCGCCGCGGGGTCGACGATTCGATTTTCTGGTTTGTGGAAAACTTCACTCAGCCTCACGAGTTCGCCCCTAATACCGTGTTTCACCTGCTGGAGCCCGATATTAATCAGGAGATTTACGGTCTGCCCGAATATCTCAGCGCGCTTAATTCCGCCTGGCTGAATGAATCCGCGACACTGTTCCGCCGCAAGTATTACCAGAACGGCGCGCATGCAGGTTACATCATGTATGTGACCGACCCGGCACAGAGCGCGACCGACGTCGAATCGCTGCGCGAGGCGATGCGCAACTCAAAAGGGCTCGGCAACTTTAAGAACCTGTTTTTCTACGCTCCTGGTGGAAAACCGGACGGCATCAAAATCGTGCCACTAAGCGAGGTAGCCACAAAGGATGACTTTTTCAACATCAAGAAAGCCAGTGCCGCCGACCTGATGGACGCGCACCGCGTACCGTTCCAGCTCATGGGCGGCAAGCCCGAGAATATCGGTTCACTCGGTGACGTTGAGAAGGTAGCAAAGGTATTCGTTCGTAATGAGCTGTCACCCCTGCAGGACAGGTTCAGGGAGGTAAACGACTGGCTCGGCATGGAGGTCATCAGATTCAAAGAGTACACCCTAGACAACCCGGAATAATCCCCCTCAAGCCGCCAGCATGGCGGCTTTTTCATACCCCGCTATCATCACTCCTCAGACGCACCACACGCGCACGGCCACACCAGACCACCAACGAGCCGACAGCATCCACTACAGCGCCATCACGACGCGCTCAGAGGATAATTTTTATTATTACGCACCACCGCTGGCGCGCAATGCTTTCCCCGCCACGCCTGCCCGCTTTATGGGTCGGTTTTAATGCAGTTGCATGACCACTCTGAATCCGCGCCAGCACTGGCGGCGCACGACCAGAACGGGCAACCCCGACGCATGCAAAACCATGCACCTGTTGCATGCACGGCTAAAAAACGGGGAAATCGCGGGAAAATGGCATAAAAAAACCGGCATTCAGGGTGCCGGTTTGGGTCTGGTTTTGTCGCGATTACTGGCCGCGCAATGCGCCAATAACACTATTGAGGCACATACTGGCAACAATCAGCAGAAAAATCGTCGTCCACGGATTTTCATAAACGAGAGATAACATATTGATATAGATCCTTTTATTTGTGCATTCTGATGTGGTTTAACAGGTGTTTTATAACGACCGTAAGCTCATCTTTACTGGCTTGGTCGACCATTTTTGCGGTGTAGCTTTCCACCTCGCGAGAACTCAGGTCGTTATTCGATGCCATTACAGTCAGCTTTTTTGCCCAATCGGCAAACGGGTCTATCGATGAAAGGGAATTATGCATGTCCAAAAACCTCGAATTATTTAACCAGCAGACGGCGGAAGTTTTTGCGGTGTTATGGGATAACTTCCCGGTGCCACAGGTCATTACTTACGAAAAATTTAACGCCGCGCTACCTGATGACTACTTTGAACAACTTAACTCACCAGAAATGAACGCACTGAATCAGTTGCGTAGTGTGGTTGAGGGTACATTCACTTTTCTCAGTGAAAACGGCTACATCCAGTACGGAACAGACCACCAGACCTATTTTTATGATGTGCGCCTGACCGAGAAAGCACTCGCCGTGCTTAACAAAAAGCCCGAGGCGCTCGGCGGTAATGAAACAATGGGCGATAAGATTATCAGTGCAGTGAAAGACGGGACGCCGGGAGTGATTGCCGGTGCGGTGACAAACCTGCTTACCCTCGGTGTCAATCTGGTAACCAGCTAACGCCTCGCGGGGCTCGTTGTTCAACCCCGTCAGCACTGAAAGCGAGTTTCAGCGCTGACGACGTTTGCTATCGTCGACGTGGTGGAGGTGCGTATTTTGTCGGTCTGCTGATGCTATCCAGCTTGCCGCAATTATCCCTGACTATTTCGGCGCACCCGACCAGCTCGGCGGGTGTCAAATTCTCATTGACCATTATCTGCTGCAGGCGATGAACGATAGCCATTAACTTAATATTTCTGGTCTGGTGCTGCGGTATTTCACCTGGTAGTCGATGCATATTATCACCCTCAATGAATTTTAATCAGTGCCGTCAAAACGCCACTATAAAACCCTCTCAGGTCATGCCTCATTCATCACTGGCGTGTCATCAATAGCACATTGAGAAATTTTGAAAGGCCGGACTAAAGCCTCGTGGGCTCGTTACTCAACCCCGTCGACGCAAAAAGCTAGTTTTTGCGCCAACACGGTTATCATGTTTAACGCCAGCTATCGTCTTCCCAAATCTCTTGTAATATGCCGCTTAATGTTTCTTTGTCTGCTTCTTTATCGAATCCGATAACCTCTACACTAGTCATTGACCCTTTCTTGACGTTAACTTTTATTGCAGGAAAAACGCATTGTACTCGATGTGTTATTTCATTCTGAAAAGCATCAATGATCTGTTGCCCTAATTTTTGTTCTTTATCCAACGTGATATTGATTCTCATAATCTAATCAGCCTTATAAAAATTATCATCTTCGGTTTCGTTATTCTCGCTGTTTGCTAGGTCTGCAATGAGAGTGAGCGCGAGCTTTAAGTCTGATGGCTTGCAGTTTGCAATCAGAGATACCTCGGCAATAAATTGCACACAAGCCCACTTTTGCTGCGTTCGGCTGAAATGTTCGTCAACCATGGAATCCCTCCTACAGGGTTACTGTATGTTTATACAGTAGCACGTATTGGTAAAAGATGGGAAGAAAAAAAACGAATAGGGCGATTGTCGTATGTACATGATATGGATATAAATTAGTCTGATATTGGTTTTGATGCTTCAGCTATCGCAGCAACACGATTAAGGATTTTCCTGGCTTTAGCCTCATGCGATGGTGCTGTGGAAAATATTTCTCCTTTGGCCGTTCCGCGTAGCCATTTACCATCAAAACAACTTTTACCACCGGCCATCAAGTGCAGAGCTTCGCCCCGGCTGATATTAATGCCGGTTGTCAGATGTATCTCTTCGATAGTTTTCGCTATAGCTGCGTTTTGCTCCTCCGTTCCGTGTATGAATTTTCGCCATGCTGCTGGCTTTTGCTTCCTGAGTCGGTTGGTTAGCTCTCGTCTTTCGCGTCGACTCAGGGGCTTTGTCAAATCCAGTACCGGTGGATCGTTTTCGCTTCCCGTACAGTTATTGACAGAACTCCGAGGGACGGCTTTGCCGTCCTGAAGGTCAACGGCCAAATCAACAGCATGCTTCGGAACAATCTTCCACTGAGTGAGTCGGGTTAATATCGGGCTCCCTGCACCTATGGAGGAATCGTAGACCCCCTTAATACATACCGTTTCCTCACCGTACTGATTAAGCTCGGTACGCGGTTCATACAGTGTGCGCACCTGTAAATCATCGCGACGGACAAACGGTCCACCCTGCGCATTAACATACCCAGCCCAGTCACCAGCGTCGGCGGCATCATGGACGGCGGCAAACTCAACGCTCAGTCCGTGCGCGGTTTCGGTATCAGCGAGGCGACGCAACTCACGGTAAACCGTCACCGGCGCACCACCGATAAACTGAAACTGACGGATGTGCCAGCGCGAAGCCCATGCTGAAACGGCGGGGGCTGTCTCTTTCAGCAGTTCACCACTTTCATCATCGGTTTCACCATCGAGAGCATAACCGTCGATATTTTTTGAGATGTATTTAGCAACATAGCCGGTTGCGCTGCCTTTCTCCGGGTCAATGGACTCGGCGTGGAAACGTGCTTTTTTGGCCTTATCGCTTTTCAGTTCGCGGCGGTCTTCTTTCCACGCGTATTTACGTACGATGGAGCGAACATATTCAACATCTTCCGGCAGCATGAACATCAGCATGTGCCAGTGTGGAGTACCGTCGTGATGGGGCTCGGCGACACGAATACCGAAAATACGGACATCTTCCCGATGCAGTTTGGCACGGATACGCGCCCAGATACCGGTTAGATAGTTTTGCGTGTCAGCCGGGCTGGCACCGCTCCATTTGCTGTTACGGTAACCGGCTTTAGTCGTGGCGTGATATTTCGACGGCGCGGTCAGAGTGTAAAACTCACCGACATAACCGAGCTCATTACAGATGTTTTCAAACCCACGGATGCGAGTCATGAGCTCACAGCGGCGAATCGCAGGGTTAGCAACTGAGCCATCATATTTTTCAATCAGGCTGATACGGTTGCCGTCTTCGTCTTCGAGATCCAGACCTTTGAGAAATTCACGAGTTCGGCGCTTTTGTTCACGCCAGTCAGTCACGCAGTTTTTACTCGCATAGGTGTTTTTTTTCTTGCTGACGTTGCCGACTGCAATTTGCAGGTGTTCGCGCCATGTAGCTGCAACCCGGCGCAAACGACCACGCCACCACCCATCGTTAAACATCTTGGCGATAGCCGGTGCGATTTCATCCGCGCCGACATATTTTTTTGCAACCCGATCCCAATGGGGTGGGATAACGTTGAACTGGAGGGAAATAAAGCCAGCACGATTATACCAGGTGTACAGCGTTTTAAGCTCGCCGAATCCGTGGTCATTAATGTTGGCAAGTTCACCACGAATGAAATTAGCAATATCGGCGGCCAACAGGTCAACATCAGCGCGCGACATATCCGGGAGGCGGTTATATCGGGCGACCATATTAACCATGCGTGAGGCCAGATATTGCATAAGCTGGGTATCAAAATGACTTCCAAAAACAGAGGTTGATACCTTGCTGTTGATGCCCGCGCATTCGTATTTTTTTGCGACCAATTCAAGACGCGGCAATGCCTTTTTGCAGAAGCTGATCAAAAAGGCATTGGCTCGTTGAATGCCCTGATTTTGCTCCAGCACTGCCGCAGTGCGATAAACATCTAACCGCACGCAGTCGGGCTGGAGAGAAAGCACCTTTTTCGCATGCAGCAAAGCCGCGAACATACGGTCGCGGCGATGCTGATGCTCGTAAGTAAGGTATGGGCTGGCTATAGCCGACCGTGGAGCATTCCACGGATAAGCAAAAGTAATATCTAATGCCCCTCCGTCATGTATCATCTGTCGACTTTCTTTTTGATTCCATAACATTGGTCGTGTAGCCTCCCACAAAGTTGAGTGTTAAAAAGGTGCTGTGATGCAACATAAATTATTCAAGATGAAAGACAGTTTGAATCTGCCGCCATATGATTCGGCCCTGTCTGCGTGGTTTGAGAATCAGCAGGAATCCATTCCTGGAGTTCCATATAAAATCCTTGTCTGCAATGAGAATGTTTTTTACAGGGCTCTCACCTGTGATGGATTGGGAGAGTACGCCGCAGCGTGTGAATTTCTCCGCTCTCTGGGTCTAGTAGATGCCTCGGATTACGGAATGGGTCTGAAAGATTACGACTCAGTATTTTTAAGTCAGGAGTATATTGACCGAGCATTTTCTCAATAGCATTGGCGAATAATACGCCCATTTTTTCTATTTCTACGACCATCTCTTTAAGTGAAGTTATGGTCGAATTCTGAATATGACGGTGAATTAATCCTGAAATAAGTTGTTCAATTTTTGGGTAATATCCGATGGCATCAAGCCATTCCTCGCCAGATTTTTTCCCAGATTGAGCGACTTTCTTTTCATTAAGGATAAATTGATACTGGTCGCTAGTAATAATCCATTTGTCACCTATTTCGATTCGAAAACTCATTTACACGCCCCTGTAGTGTTTTGATTTGAGCTCGGCGATTTGCTGACAAGTCACGCAAAATGCCACCCCCTGAATTGCCGCACGGCGGGCTTCCTTGATTGGTGCGTCACATTCTTCGCATAGGAAAGGAGAGGTCGCTGCAATACGGCAGCGCGCGTTGCTGATGTGGCGTTCGCGGTCTTCCTGCTCGCGCAGTTGTGCTAAATCCATTGCGTCGGCCATTAGTGCAGCTCCTGTGATTCGTTTTCGTAGCGGTTGGCTTCACGTCGCAGCAGTTCAGCGGCTTCGGTGCCGTTCATGCCCTCTTTAGTGATATGGATAGCCAGCGCCTCAAGACGGATTGAAACGGCGAGTGCGCGGTCTTTGCGTTCTTCTTTTTTGGCATCTGTCAGCAGCACGGCCAGAGTATCACTATCAGTATTAAAACTACGGGATTCGGTATTACGCATAACTAACTCTCCTGATTTTGGGCAATAAAATGCCCGGCGGGTTTACGCCAGATAATTAATTGTGATTAATTAGCTATAGCCAAATACAACGGCAGGTTTACTTTTTAACTGGCTGATAATCTCAGCTTTCAGGCCATCCTTAAACTCTTTGCAGCACTCCCACTCAGGGTCAACGCGAAGTATTGCACCATCGCGGGTTTTAATTTCAAAACCGTCTTCCATATTCGGAATCATGGCTCCTAAAACAATTCTTAATTCATCACGTGACATGCTTAATCCCTTTAATAATAAAGTGGACAATACGAATAATTAAAAAGCCTGACGACTTCGACTGCTTAGATTTCAGCCCTTTTAATAATTCGGACTGAGAGTGGCACGGGTGCCAGCGCTTACCATCTTTACCCGCGATCCAGCCGTGACCGTAATGCATACCTGGACTTTGCTTAACGAGCAGAGATGCGAATGAGGGTTCATTTTCCTGCATAAACACCTCATACCAAACCAAATGTTGCGCCGATGCCGGTCATGGTATCAACCACGCTCGACATTGCCGGGTTAGCCTGTAGACGCGCCTGTAACGCCAGCGCCGACAGAGACAACATGCGGATGCCTGCATTAACACTCTCAACCATGCTGTGTTTGCGGTCAGAGGTCATACGTTCATTTGATACCGCACCGCTCGCCAGTTCGCCGAGTTCACTCATTGCGCGCATCACATAAGACTGCAATTTCTCTTTAGCCAGCTCATTAACCGGCACGCATGGCAGACAATGAATCTGCGCCAGAAAGCCATCAACGAGGGTTGAGTCTTCGGTCAGGTCAGTCAGCAGCCACAATTCAGGCGGTGTGAATTGGTGAGGCTGTTCCGGGTTGAGCTTGTTACGTAACGTTTGAACGTTCATACCCGCACGCTCGGCCAGCTTCGCCATGTTGTGACGCTGCGCAAAAGCCCGGCACGCTTCGTCATAGTGAGGATGTTTAGAAATCTGAAAATCAAACATGGTTAAATTCCCTCTAACTTGCATAATCAAATTCAGTTAAGAGCGATGCGGTGGTCGATGTAGCGACAATCAATCGCTTGCTGGGTTAGTTTGTCGCGCCATGCTTTCACGTTTACGAGGGTGCGGCTTCGTTTTCCAGCCTCTTCCTTGTTGGAAAAGTCTTTAGTTGGGGCTTTGAGGAGGATTCCCTCATCAAGCCATTGCCAGACCAGACGCTCGCTTACACCGCGAGTGGCGGCAAAGTCTTTCACTGTCATTGTGTCTGACATAGCGGAGCGGATCATTGTCTGCAGAGCTGGCAGCATAGCGGTAACGATGGCATCAAACTGAGCCGGATCTAACAGCACAGTTTGATTTTGTGAGTTTTGCGAATCATGCGTCGAGATTGATTTTGCATCTGACATATCGCATTATCTCCTGTTGTTTGAAATGTGGTGCAGTGGTGTGCATCTTGGTCGATGAATGCCACTTTAGATCGAAAATGAGTTCGTGTAAATCGATTTTGAGTGATTGATAAATGAATGATGAAGATTTGAATACGCAAGATGTGATTGAGCGGATAAGTTCGGCCTATGGTGTCAGCACGCAAAAGGCTTTGGCTGAGGTGCTTGGCGTCCCGTCAAATAGTGTCAGTACGTGGGTTCAGCGGAATAGCTTTCCCGGAAAAGCGATAATTCAGTGCTCATTAGATACTGGTGCCGATCTAAATTGGTTGCTGACTGGAACAATCTCCAGTTTGAATTTGCAAGATGCACCGGCGTTGAAAGGGAAGTTACTTTATGACGAGATTTTAACGAGCGGTGGAAAACCTGTATTGAGGCGTATCCTTGATGCGTATGGTTTTACAATGCAAAAAGAGCTTGGTGATTTGCTTGATATTTCCTCTGGTACTATCAGTACTTGGGTCAGGAGAGATTTCTTCCCCGGTGATGTTGTTGTTACGTGCGCCCTTGATACTGGCGTATCGCTGGAGTGGTTAGCTACCGGCAAGGGGAAAATGAGACAAAGCAAAGAGGTCTGCTATCCCGACGTTCTGACAATAAAAAAATCTCGCCTTGAGTCTGGTGAGCTCAAAGATGCAGGAAGTTGGCAACCTGACCCTTCAATGATTCCGTCTAACTCTGAGGAGTTGATTTTTGTTGACGGTGCTGGTGCTTCCTGGCTTGTCGACTGTTCTGCTTCGAATATAGGTAATGGCCGCTGGTTAATTGATATCGATGGCGCTTTTGATGTTTTTGATGTAGTTCGACTACCCGGCGGAAAAGTCAGGCTATCAAATAAATCTGCTGAGTTTGAATGTAATATTTCAGACATTACCCCTTTTGGTGCTGTAATTTTTACTTTGGAAAAACATATATAAGGGAACTTATGAAACGTTCAATTTTTGCTCTTGTGTTACTCACTTCTTTTGCTGTACATGCTCAGCCATCCAATTTGTCTGTGCTTAAAAAGTCGTTGAATGATATGCAGCCTTTATCGATAAAAGATAGTAAGGGTGTGATTACTGTTGTTCTGGATACGCCAACGGTCACACCTGAAATTTATGATACTGCTGTATATGGTGTTTGCTATCCAGTATGGCTACATAAAGAAAATACGGCATACCTAAAAACTACTAAAGCGGTTCAAATCCTCAATAAATTTAGTTTCATGGGGTATGCGCTTGAGAATCCGAGAGCTACTTGCGATAAAGCTGGTCAAGAGCAACCGGAACAATCCAAAGTGACTATTAGCTCTAATACCCACTTAGCCACGACAAAGAACATTCAGTAAAAATATTAGCCTCGGTAAGGGAATTTATGAAGCGTAAACTTATTTTAACTCTACTTTTTACTCTTTCATTTAGTGTCGCTGCTGCAGAGAAGAGCAAAGAGATAGACGGGGCTGCATATGGCGACCAGTGGCCTCTATCCTTTGAAAAGGCAAAAGTATCGTGTGTTAACCGTGCTTATGCTTTTGTGTATGACATCAAAACTGATGATAGATATCCACTGAATGGTATGGCAGTAGATGCTGTTAAATCAGGAAAGATGGAAGGATCTAATTTAGATGACGTATGGAAAGATGACCCTGAGATTGACGGTGTTAAAATTTCAATTTCACCGTTGATTGATGCTGCTACAGCCCTTTGTAATTAACTCTCTTTTAGCCTCGGTGTCGCAATGACTGTAAGTAAACAAAAAAGTGGCAAATGGTTATGTGAGCTCTATCCAAATGGTCGAGAAGGGCGGCGTATCCGTCGGCAATTCAATACCAAAGGTGAGGCCGAGGCATTCGAGTCATTTACAAAAAACGAAAGCGATGAAAAGCCGTGGCTCGGTAAGAAAGAAGACCGCAGGCGCTTAAGTGAGATTATCCAGCTTTGGCATAATTTGCACGGGCAGGCGTTAGTCGCCAGTAAGTCACGGCTGGCAAAACTTCAAATCGTGTGTAACGGTTTGGGTGACCCGATTGCATCCCGACTTACGGCTAAAGAATGGGCGCATTACCGTGACCGCCGTCTGCGTGGCGAGATAGATAATGGATACCATAAAGACCCGGCGAAATGGGTCGCTAAGCCGATAACCGTCAATCGTGAGCAGCAGTATCTTGAAGCGGTGTTTAATGAGCTAAAACGTTTAGGGGAGTGGAGCTTACCTAATCCGCTAGATGGGATCCGGGTGTTCAAAGAAGCTGAGAAGGAAATGTCCTGGCTAACTTTGTCTCAGCTCCCTGAGCTGTTCCGAGCCTGTGAACAATATGGCAAAGAAAATCTTACTATGATTGTTAAGGTGTGCCTGGCTACCGGCGCACGATGGGGAGAAGCTGAGAGACTTACACGTCCCCAACTTTCCCCCTGCAAGCTGACTTTCACCAAAACCAAAGGTAAGAAGAATCGCACGGTTCCGATTCCTAAATGGCTGTATGACGAGTTGTCCGAACGTCAGGGTAGAATGTTCAAGCCCTGCTATCAGGACTTTAAGAAGATGCTCAAACTTACAAACATTGAATTGACTGAAGGGCAGAAAACGCACGTTTTACGTCACACCTTTGGTGCGCATTTTATGATGAATGGCGGCAATATCCTTGTACTCCAGAAGATACTCGGTCACGCAAATATTCGTGAAACAATGAAGTATGCGCACTTTGCTCCTGACCATCTTGAACAAGCTGTCACCTTGAATCCGTTGTCACTGTGTATTGGCGACAACGTGGCGGCAGAGGTTGCGTAACGCTGCAATTCACTGCATTAAAAATTGCATTAACTAATTGTTTTATATGGTAAGTGTTTGTTTGTTATGGGGTGTTAATAGGAGCGTCTTAACTAAGATTTCGCTTAAGCGACATCCTGTTAAGAAGGGCTGGCCAATTGGCTGGCCCTTTTTTTATTTATTGAAATTGCGT